TCCGCACCTGAGGAGAATCGAAAGGCGAGGGGCCTAGTGCGGAAATACAACATACATAAGTAAACAGAACTTGACATTAAACTAACATGGATAAAGTAAGAGCAAGAAACAACAGAAGGAGCGCCAGTCTGAGTGGCTTGGGCCCAAAAACCGTGGCAGGTAAGGCCTCCAAGCCGGGGGGCAGTGTGCTCAAGTTAAAGGAGTTCATGCAACAAAAGAGCTTCTTGGGTAGTACTAAGCCTGTCGAGCTTGCCGGTGCTTCAACGTTAGCTAGGCGTACAGTAGGTCGGCGCCAGAACTTATTTGCGATAATCATGCCAGCTGGGTGTGGTAAAACTACCCTTGCTGAGAAGTACGGCTTAGTAGATGTCGACCAGCTAATAACGAGTACGGAGCACGAGTACTTCAATGACATACGTTTGGCTTTAATGCAAGGGCTTTCCGATTGGTCCAAGCATAACACTGAATGGTATGCAAGGATGAACTTGACCTTGGATCTTGTAGATTACTCAATGCCAATAATAATACTTGTGCACACTGAGGAAGCAGCATTGGAACTCGGTGCTATGCCTGTTGCGTTTCTCCGGGTGTCAAAGGAAACACACACTATGAACACGCGGAAACGTGACAAGGTGGGGAGGTACTTTTCAGACATGAGTTACAATAATTGCAAGCCAAGTGACCGTGTCCCTAACCAATTTTTACTTAAAACAAACAGGGACTTGGAGGCCAAGTTCATCGAAATAATGAACATATCTAACATACCGGTTGCCTGCCCACACAAATATTCTGGTACGGTTTGGAACTCCTCGTATAGTTACGAAACACCACCGTGGATATTGCGTGGCGAACGAGCGGGTACTAGACAATTTAACATGGGCGAACTTGTGAGCTACTACGACAGGAAGATGATACCTAAGGAGTGCGTTGAATACTATGTTCGTCACAGCTATGTCCCAACGCAGTTTGATTTCGGTGTATCTATGTTCGAGTGGACGAACGCCCTTGCTTACATACCATACGGCTACAACAAACCTGCTTCCTTCGACCGAAAAGAGGACTTCACAAAAACATTCCCACCTCGTAGCGATAAAGAACTAACCAGGGCAAATGTAACGATTAGGCAATTAGAGAATACGTTCAAAATCTTCGACTACTGGGATTGTGATTACATAGCTCGTCATCATGTGGGCGAACCGCACGTCTTTGTATCTAGTCTGCTGGCTGCATGGAAAGGTATAGTGATGAAAACGTCGGTGGCGCATCTCGTATTGCCGTGGTTTAAGGTAGGATTTAACAAATGGGCAGATACAATGAAGACGATGCACTCGCTGACCCGCTGTAGCCGCTTCTTCATGAACACTGAGATCAGTGAAGCGGATAGGCAATCGCTAATGTATCTGGACTTACTAGTGGGCAGATCAGAGTACACAATCAACGAGATGGACGAGGTGCAAGTACGTTCAGCTGACACATACGACACTGAACACCTTTCGTTTGACCCCGATTTGGGTCGTTACACTCAAAAGCAGTATAAGGCTGATTTCAGGTCGGCCATGACCGAAGCCCACATGAGGATACGGTGTGACCCGAAGCCTGTAAATGTTACAAGCTTCATGGACTTTTACAACAAGAGGTACACCTGGTTAACAAAAGGGGGTTTGGTCCACAACAACCTTCCGCCTGAATTCAAAAAATTTTCAGGTACTGTTTATGATTCGATAGCAGAGACAGTTAAGGAAATACAAGGTCGGCACAACAAAAAGTCACTTTTTGAAGTTCGCGAATTGTGGGAGGTGCTCTCTAACGTTAATGAATCAAATTTTAATCTGACAAAGACTATGATAAAATACGAGACGGGGAAGAAGGACCGCACTCTACTACCAGGGTCACTCTCCCACTTCATTGTGTTCACATACATATTAATGCTGG